TTTTACTTCGACTGTTGCATCCTGCTTCAGAGCGTTAAATATTTCAGTAACAATTATTCGCCAGCTTTCGTTCGGGTCCTTAATAGACTTTGTTTTATCCACTATGCTCGAGGCGACTCTGTTAATCACTTGGTCTGACAACATAACGTCATACTAAAATTTATTTTTTTCTAGTAAAGCTACTAGTTGTTAGGTTTCCAATGAAAGCTTACAAATAGATAGTTGTTATGGCGTCGTATAGCTTTAAGAGCGTAGGAAAGACTCAGTCACAACTGTCTGAAGAATCTGTACAAAAGACAGTTGTACCCTACGGAATAATGACGCCCATGCAGTTGGGTGACAAAGAAGGAATCTTTAAGATGAATTACAGGCTTGAAGACCAATTCTCAGATAATTTGAGAAACCTTCTTCTCACTAACTGGGGTGAGAGAGTAGGTCTGTATCAATTCGGTGCGAACTTAAAGCCTCTCACAACAGAGTTTGTGTCTCAGGACGATTTTGACAGCGAAGCGATCGTAAGGATTAAGGACGCTGTTGACAAGTGGATGCCATACATTGATCTCGAGAATTTTTCGTCAGAGGTCGACAGAATGGAGAACAAAAACACGGGTATAATAAAGGTCAACATTACATACAACATACCGATAATAAACGTGAGGGGTAAAGGCCTTCAAATAGTCTTGTATGTGGTGTGAAATTTCATTATTTACGGTCAGGCGGAATAAATGGCAATCAACGATAATAAAACTGCACTGAAGTCTGTCAGACAAAGAAACTACCTTGCAAGAGACTTTGACGGATTTAGAGCAGTCCTCTTGGACTATGCAAGACAATACTATCCAGACAGGATTCAAGACTTCTCCGAGTCTTCAGTGGGCGGTCTTTTTCTTGACATGGCCGCGTACATTGGTGATAACATGTCTTTTTACATGGATCACCTTTACGGTGAGCTCAATAGCGACACAGTTGTCGAGACTGCCAACATTGAAAGAGCTTTAAGGAACGCAGGAGTTCCAATAACAGGTGCATCTGCTGCAATTGCAACAGTAGACTTTTACATGGAAGTACCTGTGCTAACAGATGGTTCATTGAACCCAGACCCAGATTTGATACCCACAATAAACGAGGGTTCGATAGTCCAGGCAGACAATGGTGTCGAATTCATTCTTCTAGAAGACGTAAAATTCTGGAAATATGACGACACAACGGCAAACATAGTTGTTGATCCGAGTGTAGAAGTTGTGAACGGAAGAAGAATAAATGGGTCTGTGGTTTCAAAGATATTGAAAAAGAGTGGCGTTTGTAGCTCTGGGACAGAAGCTACTGAATCTTTTAACATTGGACAGTTCGTTCAGTTTAGGAGAATATCTCTCTCACAGAACAACATTACACAGATCATATCTGTGACAGATGGTTTGGGAAACTCTTACTACGAAGTAGACAGTCTAACGAGCGATGTTGTTTACAAAAACGTCTTGAATACGGCTGATAATACTCTTTCTCCCGTCGCAGTCAAAGATAACCTCAAGGTCATACCAGCACCCTATAGATACGTCAGAGAAGTTGCTCTTTCAGACAGGACAACTACGCTCATATTCGGTGGAGGCACAGCTGATAGCCTTGAAGACGATGTCATTCCTGATCCTTCTGAATTCTCCATACCTCTCCCGTACTCACAAGCGTTCTCCAGGTCTCCTTTAAATCCACAGAGTCTTCTGAGGACATCGACATTAGGTGTAGCAGCATCGAACACGACACTCACTGTGAGATATCGTTACGGAGGTGGTCTCTCACACAATGCAGCTCCGAACACTATAAGAAACATTACAAACCTTGAAGTAACTTTCCCGAATAATCCACCAGCTGCACAACAAGCACAGATAAGAAACACAATAGAAGCATCAAACCCGCAGGCAGCGAGCGGTGGGGAAGATTCTCCTACATCAGATGAGCTCCTCGCTCTTGTGCCCACCATGAAGGGCGCGCAGGACAGAATAGTGACAAAAGAAGACCTGATATCTCGTGTGTACACAATGCCCAGTAATTTTGGAAGAGTCTTCAGAGCTTCTGTTGTGAAGAATCCCGATAATCCAATGGCGACGAGGCTCTTCATCATCTCAAGAGACCAGAACAATCAGCTTGTGACATCACCGGACAGACTGAAGATAAACCTGAAGAGGTATCTGAACGCTTATAGGATGATTTCAGACGCCGTCGACATTATGGATGCACCGATCATTAATCTTGAGTTCTTCTTTCAGATTGTTGTCGATCCTTCTCTTAACAAGCAGCTTCTTCTTCAAAGCATCATATCAGACTTGAAACGTCAGCTTGACGTAACGAATTTTCACATTGGTCAGCCGATAGTGATATCAGACATCATCTCAACAATATACTCAAAACAAGGTGTTATATCGGTCGACAAAATTAAATTTAATAATCTGAATGGAACGGTGAAGAACAGAGAGTACTCTCCAATCTCTTTCGACCCCCAAATACACACTAAAAATCAGATTTTATACCCGCCTGATGGAGGAATATTTGAGATTAAATTCCCCGACATCAACATCATAGGTAAGTGTGTCACGAATCTGTAACGGAGCCGAAAGATGCTGAAAATAATTAAGGCAGACAAAGACACATACATCACGAATAAAGTGATTAAAGGTGTTAGAAAGTTTAATAGCAACGTCGGAGCCGCAGGATCTCTCGATCTGTTCAAGCTCTACGGAGCTTCAATGAGTGGGTCTGTGCCGAACAGTGAATTGTCTCGAATTCTAGTCCACTTCGATCTGACGAGTCTAAGGGATCTATACGAGTCTGGAAAGATCAACATAAGCGATCCAAGCTTTTTCTGCAAGATTCACCTCTCTGATGTCTACGGAGGTCAACCCACACCAGTCAATTTTCAAGTCAGCGTCTTTCCTCTTTCAGCCTCTTTCGACGAGGGTATAGGAAAGGATGTATCCTACTACGCTGACTACGACATATGCAATTGGCTGACTTCGTCTCTAAGCTCCAAATGGTTCGTATCTGGTTGTGGACTTGCATGTGGGCCCGCGGGCACAGGGGACTACATAACAAGCTCGGTCAGCTTGACAAACGCTGAAGCCACTCAGACATTTGTCACAGGTGATGAAGACTTAGTGGTTGACGTCACTCAGATAGTTTCAGCAACGCTCAAAAATGAATTACCTGAAAGCGGTTTCAGAATAAGCTTTTCTAAGACGCTTGAGGACGACGAAAAAACGTATTTTGTTAAAAGATTCGCTTCGAGGAACGCATACGACGAGTCTAAAAGACCACAGCTTAGGATAGGTTTTGACGACTCAATATCAGACGATACACAGAATTTAACTTTCGACACAGTTTGTAAGTTGTCTCTCTACAACACAGCAGGAGGAAACTTAACGAATTTGACATCGGGAAGTACACTTACTCCTATCACAGGAAGCAATAGCCTCAAATTAAAATTGATCACAGAGATATCTGGGGGCTACTACGACCTGGTATTCTCTGGGTCACAGTTCTCTTATGGATCTAACTATGTCACAGGAACCTATCAGTCTTCGGTCACGATTCCTTCGACAGACGCAACAGTAGCTGCTAAAATTCTTCAATCAGGATCAGTCGAATTCATTCCTGTTTGGTCTTCGAACGACCTGACTGTCTCTTACGTGTCAGGTAGTGCTGTAACATTTAGTCCGCAAACAAGAACGTCACACAACACCCCGAAGGTCTACACAGTCTCGACCTACAGCATGAAGACTTCTTACAGAGATGACGAAGAAGTAACTGTGAGAGTGAACATATTCGATGATACAAACCCCCTGATAAAAATCGTCAAAATTCCCGTCAATCTAGCAGGAATAGTGTTAAAGAACGTACACTATCAAATAAAAGACGACACTACAGGAAAAGTAATAATACCTTTTGACGACGTGAAAAACTCAACAAAACTTTCAAGCGACTCAGAGGGGATGTATTTTAAGTTTGACGCATCAAGCTTGGTGTCAGGTAGAAATTACAACATCGACATAATGATAACTCAGAACGGAATAAAGACAAAGTTTGAGAATGTCTCGACTAACTTTAGAATAGACAGAACCGTGTGACATAAATGACGACTCGATCAAACTCACCATACACACCAAGTTTTTTGAAATCGTCAGCAGTCGATTCAAAACCAATACAGCTGTCTTATTCTGATTTTAACCTCTCAGACTCTGTAGCAGGCGATTCAGGATCTTTCAAATATGATCCTTTGGGATATCCTCTTAAGAGTACACAGCAGTTAAACGTTGACTGGTCGAAGTTTGAGAATCACACGTTTTTTTCCTCAGCAGAAGTAAGAGTTAACGAGGCATTTAACAAAATAATCAACAGCTATCCGTT